CGGAGTGCAAAAGGCTAAGAAGGTATTGAAAGGGCGTGACCGTACTATTGATGCACAGTTGCGGGCTGCTCTCGGGAAGAAGCCACGAAAAAAGAAACTGGCTACGCCAGGTAAATAGTGGTAGCGGCATACCGTACCGTTTATGGCCGTGTTTCTGTCGGGTAAATATGTCCGTGGTGGCATTGTAATTAGAAATGAATACTATGACATGCCTAAAAATTTTACGTCCGTTACGGTTGCGTTCCGTGTTACATAATTGTAATATACGTAACTGGTAACGTATCCAACAGTTCGGTCAAAAATTGACCAATCTACTGGGAAATTATGAGTGACTTTATAAAAAGTAAAATTAAAGCTTGGCGTGATTCGCCACTACTGTTTGTTACTGAGTGCATTCAGTGTATACCGAGTTCTCAGCAGGTAGACGCTTTAGTTAAATTTTCAAAGACAAAGCGGATGACAATTAGGTCTGGGCACGGAACTGGGAAGGATGCAACTGCGTCATGGCTTATTGTCTGGTTTCTTGTTACACGGCTATATGCAAAGGTAGTATGCACAGCGCCAACAGCTAGGCAGTTATCAGATGTACTTTGGTCTGAGGTATCTAAGTGGCTACGCCAGAGTGTAGTTGCTGATGAGTTTGTGATTCAAAAGGATAAGATCTACCATAAGCACGCACCTAAAGAGTGGTGGTGTAGGGCGGTATCTGTTTCAGCCAGAGCGTCAAAAGAGGAGCAAGCGGAGACACTTGCTGGTTTTCATGGCGATCATATGTTAATTGTGGTGGATGAAGCATCTGGTGTAAATGACCCAGTGTTTATTCCACTTGAGGGGGCAATGACCCAGGAGGATAATAAATGTCTGCTAATTGGTAATATGACAAAGAACGCTGGGTACTTTTACGATTCACACTATCATAGTGAAATTAAGCATAAGTGGACGCGGCTGCATTGGGATTCTCGTGAGTCTACAAATGTAAGTAAAGAGATGATTCAGTACTTCATTGATAAGTATGGAGAAGACTCAAGTGTATTTGCTGTACGTGTTGCTGGTAATCCGCCGCATGTAGATGATAATTGTCTGATTCCACTTGCATGGAGTATGCAGTGTGTTGATAATGATATTAGCATTCCTGAGGATGAGCCACTGTACTTTGGTGTAGATGTTGCTAGGTATGGTGCAGACGACAGTGTACTACTTCCACGTAGAGGTAACTGGATATATGAGTGGAAAACGTACCATGGGTTAAATACTATATCACTAGGTGGTGAGATCGTTGTACAAGCTGTTGATATGGAAGCTGAGGGTGTAGCAATAGATGAAATTGGCGTTGGTGCTGGTGTTACTGACTGGTTAACGAAGCATGGCCAGGTTCCAACCTTTGGTGTCAATGTTGCATGTTCTTCTAGTGATATTACAAAATACCATAAGCTACGGGATGAGCTGTGGATTCGTGTTAAAGACAAATGCATGAAGGGGCAATACAGATTTCCTGGTGGCGCGCTTGGGGATACTATGTGTAATGAGCTTGCGTCAGTTGGCTATGACTTTAATACATACGGTGGCTATGTAGTTGACAGTAAAAAACTATTACGTAGTAAAGGAAAAGTTTCACCGAATACTGCAGATGCGCTATGCTTAAGTGAATATTTTAGTAATGTTGCGACAGCCGTATTCAGTAATAAGCGAAAGAAGCGGTATAGTAAGCGAAGAGACCATAATCCTTATTCCTGGATGGCTATATGAAGTTGACGACAGAGAAGGCACTTGAGTGGCTAGGTGACTGTGAGAACAGTACTCCGGAAACTACATGGCGTAAAGAGTCAGCAGAAGACTATAAGTTTTACGCTGGTAATCAAGATACTGCACTGGTAAAATCAAAACTGTACGACCAGAATAGACCAGATAGTACGTTTAATCAGATTAAACCAAAGATTGACATGCTTATTGGGATTGCTGCGCAGGCACGTAGTGATGGAAGCATACTTGCTGTTGGAGCAGAGGATCAGCCACTGGTTGAGGTATTTGACGGGACACTTAAACACTTCCGCCGTAATATGAGAATGAAGCAAAAAGAGCAAGACTGTTTTGCGCATACGGTTAAGTCTGGGCGGTCATTACTTTACTTTTGGATTGATAAGAGTAACCCATTTAAGCCTGTACCAAAGTGTAAAAGAATACCTGGCTTTCAGTTTGGGATAGACCCAGAGTCCATTGAGCTAGACTTATCTGACGCACGCTACATATATATTGATAAGTGGATTGATGAAGATGAGTTTGTGGAGCTTTTTCCTAATACAGCTAGTGGTGTAATTTCTTCAGTTGGTGACCGCTACCCTGATGTCCCTATGTTCTTTAACGAGGCGTCAAAAAAGTATCGTATTGTTGAGATGTGGTATAAGTCTAAAGAAAAGGTAGTCTGGTTTGTAAATCCAGTTACGCAGAAAGAGGAGTGGCTATTTCCAACAGACTTTATTAAATTTCGGAAAGCGCTAATGGAGGGTGTTCCACTACAGGATGGTAATGTATTTAGAATAACGTCGCCTGACCAGTTGCCAGGGATTGGTACAAGAAAAGAAATTTACCGGTATACTATTTTTAGTGCTGATGAGATATTTGAGGAAGGTAGAAGTCCGTATAAGCATGAAGGGTATCCTGCAATACTGTATGGTGCGTATAAGGATGATGATACCAACGCCTGGTTTGGTGCAATTACAATGAGTAAAGACCCACAGCGTGCCTTGAATACAGTACGTAGGCAGTTGGTTCATCTACTTCAGACGCTACCAAAAGGAATCTTAGCACACGAAGTTGGTGCTATTATAAATATTGATGAGTACGAAGATAGCGGTAGCGAGCCTAATTTTCATCTAGAACTAAGTGCTGGAAAATTTGATAAATTTAAGTTTGTTCAACAGCCAGCAATTTCACCAGTATATAGCCAACTAGACATAACTTTTGACCAAAGTGTTAAAGATGTATCTGGTGTGCAAAATGAGTTAATGGGTATCCAACAGTCATCGCGTGAGGCTGGTGTGTCTGTTCAGCTTCGCCAGCAGTCTAGTTTGACTGTACTGTATCTGCTGTACGATAACTATCAAGATAGTAGGATTCGTGGTAATACGCTACTTATGTCATTAATTCAGCAGTACATTACATATCAAACTGTTGTACGAATTGAAGGTGAGCAGGGTGCGCAGTTATTAGAAATTAATAGCCAGGTAAACCCACAAGTTGCTGGGTTCAACGATATTTCAGCTGGTACGTATGACTATGTAGTTGACGAAGTTGATGAGTCACCAACTGGGCGTGTAATGATAGCTAGGTTATTAACTGAAATGAATCAGAATAATCCTGGAATGATTCCACCAGATATTATTCTTGAATACGCAAATGCCCCGTATACAGTTAAACAAAGAGTTAAGGCTTCATGGGAAGCTATGATGGCAATACAAGATGCTAGAGCTAATGCAGAGACGGCTGCAAAGGTCAGTTCAGCGTCTAACAAAACACAGCGGAAAGGAGACTAGTATGACTACGGAAATTACTGATCTATTGGATGTAATTGAGCCTGTTGACGACAACAGTGACAACAGTGACGGTGGGGCTGCTGATACGGATATTGACAGTACTGCTGGGACTGACGGTGATGGGAGTGATGGTAGTGGTGGTACAGATACTGGAGATAAATCAAAGGTATCTGGTACTGGGGATGATTCTGATGGGGGTGCCAGTGGCAGCACTGCTGGTACTACTGACGATGACCCATTAGCACAGATGAAAGCTGACCAAGACGAGCTGCGACAGATGCTTAGAGTATCTCGGCGTGAGAATGCTACGATGAAAGCGAAGCTTGATCGGCTTGGGGCAAAGTCGAATTCTGATGAAGACGAGTTTGATGCTGATGGGAATGTAATTGAGCAAAAGGTTGTGGTATCTAAAATTGAAGAACTGCAGCAAACGCTGCAGGAAATTAACGATACTCGTGGGGCAAGTTTAGAGGTGCTTGCTACACAGATGGCAGAAACAAAGCAGTATGGTGATATTACTGATGTCTGTTCACGAAGTAATATGGACGATGTTATTGAAGCTGCCGCTAATGCGCTTGTTGAGCAGAACGGTGGTGATATAAATGAGCTTATACTTGAGCTGGAAGCTAGTATCTGGAGTAAGCAGAATCCGTATAAGTACTTGTATGATTTGGTAAAAACCTATCATCCTAGGTACCAGAAGGCTGGTGACGGTAAGACTGGTAGTACGAGTAAAAAGTCTACTGAGAAAATAGCGTCTAGTATACAGGATATGGGTGGAGCCGGAGATTCAAGTTCTGGTAAAGGCGGCTGGACTGCAGATAAGATTGATGCTATGCCAGAGGATGCGCTCAGTAAAGTGCCAGCAGATGTTTATGACAAATATTTAGCTGGTGAATTAGATTAATTTTAGGAGGTAATATGGCTAAAACTCGTTTTCTTACAAATGACCCGCTGACTAGGAAACGCTGGGCAAGGGACTTATTTCGATATATTCTGCCTAATGTTGAATTTGCCGAGTTGGTAGGAAAGGGGTCTGACTCTATTGTTGAGCTCAAAACTGAGCTTGGTAAAGGTGAAGGTGATCAGATCACTTTTGGTATCCGGTTGCCGTTGACTGGTAGTGGGATTGTTGGGGATAGAACTGTTGAAGGTAATGAAGAGAAGTTACGCTTCAGGAACTTTAACATGACCATTGAAGAATTGAACCATGCTGTTGATACTGGCGGTAGAATGGATCAGCAGCGTATTCCCTATGACCTAATGACTGAGGGTAAGACTGGCCTGCAGGAGTGGTGGGTTGACAAGCTGTCTGATTACGTCATTAATGTCTTGTCCGGTAATAGTGCCTTTCGTATTGCTGGTGAGGTATTTGCCCAGGCTATTCGTGAGCCAGATTCTGATCATCATGTTGTCATTAATAACAAAACAGAGAGTACGCTTATCAATACTGATACTGTTGACTTGACGTATCTCGACAAGTTGAAACAGCGTGCAGAGAACCCAACTGGCGGTGCCTTTAAACTTCGTCCACTGGTTAAGGGTGGGAAGAAGTATTTCAGGGTTTACCTACATAACTATGTTTTTGACATGCTTCGTCAAAATACTAATGTTGGTCAGTGGGGCGACCTACTTCGAGCTGCCAATAAACTGCAATTTGATAATGTTGAAATTGAGTATAATGGTATGTTGATTGCTAAGACTGAACGCCTTCCGCAAGTTCAAACCAATGTCTACCGGACTATTCTACTTGGTAAGCAGGCTGGCTGCTGGGCATGGGGTGGTGCAGGTGAAAGTAAATCTTCAACTATAG